AAAAAAGGTCTTGGTGCCTACAAAAGCGAAGGCCTTGCTAAAACTGTTCGCGCAGAGTATGAATCATCTTTTTATCACAAAGAAGCCAAAAAATACGTCCAGTTCTTTGAGCCAGCTGGAACCGAGGCCGTGGCCCCGGCTGACCGGCCTGAATGGTACATGAGTCATTACCCGGAAAAGGTTCCCGTCTTGGGCCATATTATAAGAATGGGTAACAGGAATTACGTAGAAACAATGAACATGATGATACAACTTGTTTGGGACAAGATAAGAACGCAAGATGTTCTAAATGGAGTGGAACCAACCAAGGCAGAACTGGGATTGCGCGGCAAATGGCTTATGTCTATGAGTGGTAGGCCGGAAATAGGTGGAGTGTTGGGAAAAAGAATTGCACCTATATCTACAGGGTTCTTCTTTTCGCCAAGGTTTGCCGTGTCGAGATTTACGTCGCCAATGTATCTGAGACATTTAGCGTCTGGCGACCCTGTTGCAAGGGCAGTTGGCAAAAAAACAGCCGTTGCGTTTGCTTCATTTATAGGAACAAACATCGCCGCACTTGCACTTATGAAACTTGCGCTCGGCGATGATGTAACAATAGAACTTGACCCACGTTCTCCAGACTGGGGAAAGGGGAAAATTGGAACAACAAGAATAGATTTATGGGCTGGTTATCAACAGGCGGCAAGATTCTTAGTGCAGATGACTTTAGGCCAATATAAAACACAGGCCGGTGAAATTAAAGACGCAGAGAGGCTTGAAACTATTGGAAGATTTGTAAGAGGCAAAGAAAATCCTCTTGTCTCGCTAATATCAGACTTGTGGGCAGGCAAAACGTATCAGGGCGACAGGCCATTCTCGCCGCCAAAGGGCGAGATGGGCAAGATATTAGACGGGCTTCACGTTCCCAAACTCATTCAAGGTGTTGGCAAAGAGGCATACCATAGGATGTTATTCCTTTGGGTTCAGGATTTTGCGGATGCGTCTAAAAACGATGGTTGGCCTATGGGCTTTGTTGCTGGTCCACTTTCGTTTTTTGGAACTAATACAGCATCTTATGAAGACACGGCTTTTACCAAACTCGCCAACTTCAAAAACAATATTGCAGAAGCTGAACATGGCAAGCGATGGAAGGAACTAAATTCTTCTCAGCAAACAAGATTACTAAGAATGAACAAACAGGTAATTTCAGATTTGGAGTTGCAGGCCAAGGTAGAGGGCGCAAGAAGGGATGATTACGATTACGTTGGCAGGTTGATAGAGGACCAAAAGAAGGCAGGCGTAAAGGTTTATAAGAAGCTCAAGCCTGAGAACAAAAAACTTCTGGACGAGGCCGGAATATCTCTTGGCTTGGCCAGAAAAATAGGTGACTGGGAAATAGACAATAAGCGATATGAAAGGTATCAGGAAATAACCGCCGAGATACTTGATGCCAAACTGTCGAGGCTGTCAGGCATGAATGGGTGGGAGAAGATACCGCTCAAGAGAAGGACGGCTAAGGTGGAAGGGGCTGTTCAGGCGTCCAAGGAAAAGGCGAAGGGTATGATGAGGCGGGAGGCAAAGGCCAAATGACCATTTACCCCCTCATTCGCGACCACGGCTTGCTTGGTGGTTTGGACGACAACGACCACGGCGCTATCTATTACACCGAGGCCGAGGTGGATGCCCTGTTTGGCGCTTACCTTGAACTTGACGGCGAGACTACTGACGTAACCAACGGTACGTTTGACCTTACTACTACCGGCACATTGACAAGTACGGGCGGGATATTCAGTGTAGATGCCATACCCGGCGCGGGGGATTCTGTAGTAAATCAGTTGGTATGTCTAACCACAGACGGCGAGTTATATTTGAGGTTTACATGATAAGTATAGTTATTCCGTCTTACAAAGACCCGATGTTGCATAAGACTATCGGGTCGCTTTTAGATAATGCCGAGGGCGACATTGAGATAATCCCCGTCCTCGATGGCTATGACACTGAACTTACTAACGATGAGCGTGTCAGGCCGATTCGCCTTAGAAGTAATGTGGGTATGCGGGACGCTATCAATATAGGCGCTTCGCTCGCGCGCGGCAAGTATCTTATGAGGGTTGACGAGCATTGCAGGTTCGGGCAGGGCTACGACATAATATTGACAGACAAAATACTTTACAATTGGATTGTTACGCCGAGACGGTATGAGCTTGACATAGAGAAGTGGGAGGTGATTGGCGAACCTATAGATAATGAGAGAATGATTATCGGCAGGAGTGTGATAGGCAAGAGGAAGGGCGGGCGTAAGTTCCACGCCCAGAACTGGCCGCAGGGGAACAGGGGAGAGTCGATATATAAAAAGACCGCCATGCAGGGTTCGTGCTGGATTATGGAGACGATGTTATGGCGTGATACTATCGGCAGGTTAGAGACTGAGGGGTATGGCGACTTGTATCAGGACACTACCGAGATGCTGTTCAAGATATGGCGTGTTGGTGGTAAGTTGATGTTGAATACTGATACATGGTACGCACATAAAGCAAGGAAGTTCAACCGTACCCACAGTTATCCGAGGGAAAAAGCGGAAGCGTCTTTCAAATACGCATTAGATAAATGGGAGGGGTTTTACAGGGAGAGGGTTGCATGAGTAAAGTTTCTATTATAATCCCCGCCCGCAACGAGATATATCTCGAACCGACCCTTAGAGATATATTAGCCAAGGCCAGAGGTGATATTGAAGTGCTGGTTGTGCTGGACGGTTACATCCCCGAACCGCAGATACACATGGACGACGACAGGGTTACTTTCATTCACTATGAAGAATCCATAGGTCAAAGACCGGCCATCAATGCCGCCGCGCGTACAGCTACCGGAAAGTACATTCTTAAAACAGACGCTCATAGTATGTTCGACGAGGGGTTTGACGTTAAGTTACAAGAGGACTGTGAATACGATTGGACTGTCATTCCTCGTATGTATAATCTCGACGTAAAGAAGTGGGAGCCGAAATGGCACAAGAAAACGGACTATATGTGGATTCGCTCTCCCCGCGCCAAGAAGAAGCCCTTCAGGCACTACTACTGGGATGGTAAATGCAAGACAGAACATCCTGAAGAATACAAGGCGTACCGAGAGAGAACAAAGAACGCACCAGACATAGATGACGTTATGACAGGCCAAGGGGCTTGCTGGTTCATGCACAGAGAGCGTTTCTGGGAGTTGGGGGGACTTGACGAGGGTCACGGCCAATGGGGCCAGATGGGCGTCGAGCTTGCCTGTAAGGCATGGCTGTCGGGCGGTCGTCATGTAGTCAATAAGAAAACGTGGTTTTCCCACTGGTTTAGAGGTGGTAGTGGTCCGGGCTTCCCATGGCCCGCAAGTGGCAAGAAACAGGAGGAGGCAAGGAAATACTCGCAGAAGTTCTGGCTTGGCGGGAAGTGGCCTTTACAGAAACATTCTATAGAGTGGCTGGCAGAGAAGTTTGCACCGCTTCCTGAGTGGGAGGTAAAGGACACTCGTGACCCAAAACCACATACACAGGCTTATGCTTTAGCACAATGCAAACTACCGAAGAAAAAACTTATACCAGCTACGATTAAAACCAAAAGACTTAACGACACCGAGAATAAGATGCCGTGGTTTGCAAAAGGCCATTGGTTCAGGGTTAAGACCCTATTCAAAGAGAGGTTAAGATTCGCCCGACCCGAACGGGCCGATGGTATCAGGTGGCAGGAGGAGTGTATTCCGCCGTTTGTTAAAGCTATTGTAGCTGGTGAGACTTTTACTGACGACGAATTGAAGAAGTTTGAGTATTACGACTATCTTGTTTCAAGACTCAACCCAAAGGTAAACCCGCCAGAAGGCCCGACCAGAAAGGGTGTTCGCCATGTCCTTAACTTGATGAAGGATATGATAAACTTAACTTATAGTATGAGGGATGAGGGACTGAGAGCGCCGCTGGACTTCTTTATAAGGGGCGAGGTGGAGAACGGCAGGGACCGGGTTATATTGTGCCGGGGCGGGCGAAGGTTAGTGATAGCATACTATCTCGGCTGGAAGCATATACTCGGCAGGGTATGGCGAACAGAACATCTTTCAAAACGATTCATTCCTACGAATAAATGGCCCGATGGCGGTATTACTAAACTTGCCGCCGACCAGTTTGCCAAGCATGGAAAGTACGCTACCGATAAATACTGGAAGCACTGTTATACTTATCACTATGACATAGAATTAGCAGACCACAAAAACTCCCACCCCATAAAGATTCTGGAGCTTGGTGTGGCGCGCGGTGCTTCGTTAAAGTTGTGGAAGGACGCCTTCCCCAACGCAAAGGTTTATGGTATCGACTCGAACCTTAAAAACATGAGGGAAGAATTTATTGACGATGAGATACAGGTCTTTCGGGGCGATATAAACAATGGTAAATTCCTGAAAGAGATTGGCGAAGAACACGGCCCATTCAATATAATCATAGACGACTGTAACCACTTCCCCGCATCACAGAGAAGTGCCTTTGAATCCCTGTGGCCCTACCTTGAGTCGCAGGTGAACAGGGGCGGTAAGTATGTTATTGAAGACCTGCACCACAACTTCCGCGCCGAGGCGAACAAACCCATAGTTCCAATGTTGACGGATATGGTAAGTGATATTTACAGGTCTAACGAAGTAAAGAATGTTTCTTTCTACCCAAATATAGTGTTTATAACAAAGGCGTAACATGATAATCGACACACAATCCACCCAATACCAGCAGTATTTAACAGGGTTGCAAAACCTTATTGATTTCTACAAGCCCAAGTTCGAGGTGTTCAAGAAACTGCCGCGGAGCAAACAAGCATTATGGCTTGAGAAAGACCCGCTGTTCAGGAAACTGATTAAGATAGGCTTGCACGTCGGGGACTGGTCCGGGCAGTTTGGTGCGGAGGTTCAAAATGATTGAGTGGAAAAACTTTATGAAGTTGGATATAGCCGATATTCCAAAAGACACTGAGTACCAGCATTGCAACTTCTCTCAAAAGACCTGTATTGACGAGGGTGGGGTTAAAAAAGGACACAGATTGTTCCCCGGCGACGACACGTCAAGGACGTTTATAAGATGTAATATGACAAACTGCGAACCGCCGCCTGGAAGCATCTGTGTTAAGTGCGGTGGTACAATTAAGGATTATGCTGTTCTTGGTAGTTTTGAAATCATAACTATAGATGGCGAAGAGATAATACAAAACAACTACGTGGATATACTTTACGGTCGGTATCGTGATGGCTATCAATATTTACCAGTACCACAAGAAATCCCAATTAAGATAAAGTATTCAGGAGAAGAATAATGGCTGCTCCATACTATGTAACTCATAATGCTGGTGGTGGGGGGGTTGGGTCAGAGGTTGACCCCTTCACCCTTGCAGAAGCCTGTGATGCCGTGGCTGCTGGTGAAACTGTGTACGTTAAGGCTTCTGGTGCTTATAGCGTTCAGGATGGTGCGACAGGCTCTATTTTTTATCCATCCACAGCCGGAACTGTTACAACACCTATAGTATGGCAGGGCTACCACACAACCATAGATGACGGTGGCATTGTTGAAATAGATGCCGACACTAATAATATGAATTACGCCTTGCTTGCATCGGCGGCTACTATTCACTGTCAAGTGTTTAAGAATTTTGAATTTTGGGGTGCGAATACAAGGGGAGTAGCCTCTTCTGGCTCAGATAGTTGGGTATTTAAGAATTGCTCTATTCACGATACCAGTGGTGGAGAAGGTGTTGTTGGCGATAACACGTTAAAATTTGAAAACTGTATATCTTATAACAATTCAACAGCAGGTTTTGATGGAGACAGTAATGTCCTCTTTGTAGGCTGTGTTTCTCATGGAAATTCAGTTGGCTTTGCCTGTAACGTAGGGATTGGTTATGGCTGTCTTGGGTATAATAATTCTGATGACTTTTTTCTTTCTCACGTAGGAAATACGCTTACTGGAATACTGGGTTGTACTACAGACGGAGAAGGTACTGAGGTTGCTTTTGATTTTGACAACGCCGCAGATTCTTTTATGATGATAGCCTATAATAATATCTTTCGTGATAATACGACACCTATAGTCGTTGAAACTGACAGTGGTGAATTGCAAACTATTGGCAGGAACCTCTACGATGCAAAAGATAATGACAATTCCAACTGCCTTGTTGTGTCTGCTGGTGACGGAGTTGGAGACAGGGGCGACGTAGATGGTGTGGATGCTGGATTATTTACTAACGAGGCGGGCGATGACTATTCATTGCCTGCCGACTCAACTGCTTTGGCAAGTGGACTTGACGCTCATTATACAGTGTCTTTCTGGGCAGACTACAACGAAGGGGCAGGGGACAATCCTCCCGCAGAATAAATGGCTTGGAATACTCTTGATATTGGTAGTCAACAGCACGGCTCAGCGTGGAATGCGCTGGACATCGGGGCGGAACAGGCAGATGTGGCGGCAGGGTCGGTATCTCCTTCGCCGTCATCCAGCCCTTCAATAAGCGCATCGCCGAGCGTCTCCGCATCTCCGTCTGCCTCCCCCAGTATATCCGCAAGCCCGTCCATCTCTGCGTCACCATCATTAAGTCCTTCTGTTTCAGCCTCGCCAAGCGCCTCTCCGTCTATAAGCGCAAGCCCATCAGTATCTTCATCTCCGAGTATATCGGCAAGTCCATCATCCAGCCCAAGCATATCCGCGTCTCCGAGTACATCTCCAAGTATATCGGCTTCCCCATCGGTATCAGCATCGCCGAGCGCCAGCCCAAGTATAAGTTCAAGTCCGTCAATATCAGCGTCTCCAAGTGCTTCGCCGAGCATATCATCTTCACCCTCTATATCTGCAAGCCCCAGTGCAAGCCCAAGCGCAAGCGCATCGCCGAGTTCGTCTCCGAGCATATCTGCCTCGCCATCTACTTCGCCGTCTGTCAGTTCCTCTCCGAGTATATCTGCATCGCCTTCGGCTTCACCGTCTGTTAGTGCAAGTCCGAGTTCTTCGCCTTCTATCTCTGCCAGCCCAAGCGCCTCGCCGAGTGTAAGTTCCAGCCCCAGCATAAGTGCTTCGCCCTCTGCCAGTCCGAGCGTTTCATCTTCTCCAAGTGTGTCGGCTTCGCCGAGCCTAAGCCCGTCAATTAGCGCCTCACCATCAGCAAGTCCTTCAGTTAGCTCCTCGCCTTCGGTCAGTGCAAGCCCATCTGCCTCCCCATCAATATCAGCCTCACCTTCAGTATCAGCTTCGCCGTCAAGCTCGCCATCTGTAAGTTCAAGCCCAAGTGTTTCAGCAAGCCCGTCATCGTCACCGTCCGTATCGGCTTCTCCGTCATCTTCACCGAGCGTATCTTCCTCGCCGTCTGTGAGCGTGTCGGCTTCACCGTCGTCCAGCCCAAGCGTTAGCGCAAGCCCATCAGCCTCGCCTTCAGCCACCTGGTACAAGGTAGTTACCGAAAAGGGCGGGTATGACATAGCTGGAACGAATACGATTGAAACGCTCAGGGTGGGAAATGTTCGCGGGACATCTTCTATATGGTGGAGAGTACAGCATGTTGACTTGTCGGCGGTGTCCAAGGGTGCCTCTAACGCAGTCTGGACGGCCCAGAGTGCAAATAACTTAAACGGTTTCCAGTTAGACGCTGCCAATGAATATCTATACTTTAATACCCACATAGGCACAGACTGGGATGCGGCCAGTGATTTAGAGGTTGAGGTCCAGTTCGAGACAAACGCAGACAATTCAGGCGGGGGCGGGTCCGGCACTGATACGGTAAACTTCGATTTAGTTATGTACTATAAGGGTAGCGAAGAGACCGCCCAAAAGACACAAGTCCTTGCATCTTCGACCACGGTGGGAGAGGCAGCGCAGTATTACCATGAAAAAGCCACGTTTACAATCAATTACGATTTGGTTGACCATGTAGTTCAGGTGGGGGACTGTTGTTCATGGCGACTAAACTTAAACACAGACGATTCTGAGGTCGATGATGTAATAGTCCACCATGCAATGTTCAGATATAAAACAAGTAAGCCAAGAGCAGAAGTATAGGAGAACAAAATGCCGCCAGTGGAAACATCGACAGAAACGCAGATGATACTAACTGAAATCGCCGAACTAAAAACGGACATAAAAACTATCGACACCGCCATCAGGGGTAACGGCAAAGACGGCATCATGGTTGACATCGCCTGCCTCAAACAGTTCAGGAAGTTTGTCTGCTGGATAGGGGCAAGTCTGTTTACGGGGGTGCTGTTAGTGCTGGTGGTCAGGTTGCTGATTTAGGCGAAAATTTTGGCAAGCAAGCGGGGGCCACCTTCGCTTGGCCCGACAGCCCAAATGCTACCATCTTTACATGCAACAATTATTTCGCCCTCAAAAGTCGTTACGGATACTATTACTTTGGCATCTGCGGGAAGCGGAGCAAACTCCATTCCCTTCCTGCGAGGAACGCCACAGGGCACAAAAGGAGCCTTTCCCCCTCCCCCCGCAAGGCAGGCAAGCGGGGCAAGGGCCAAGCCTTTAATGAGTTCTCTTCTATTCATGTTTTATCACCAAATCTTTCCATTTTGTGCCGTCATAAACAATCGGTGCAAATCGAGGGTTGGCGGCATACATTTTGTATTGACTGTTGCAGTCAAGAAAGGCGGTTCTGGTATCTTTGTCAACAAACTCTTCTGGCAATTCTTTCATTGCCCTCAAATAAAACTCCCTTGCGGTTCTTGGTCTTCGTTTGGCCCCAACCAAAAATGGTAGCGGGGCAAGGGTTAAGCCCTTCATTAGTTCGCGCCGGTTCATTGCTTTCCTTTCAATCAAACCATCCCTCAACATCCCATTCCCTCATAGAAATAACAGGCTTTGAGCGAGTAGTTCTTTTGCCACAAACAGTTACATTGTATTGATTAAACGGCTTTATCCTTATTTGCATACTACTGAGGGGGCGAGCAGGGTAGTTTGCTCTTGAATCGTAAGTTGGCGCGCCAACCGCATAACTCTTTAGCCAGCACCCCCAATTGCCTTTGTAGGTTCTTCTCTCGATTAACTCGTCCGGCATAGCTCCGCGACGAGGCATATACAAATGTAATTGGGGGGGGCGAATATCAAAAGTGTGAGAGTGCCCCCTAATCACTATGTCGGCATCAAACGAATCCACAAGTTGCCTTAACTTGTTCGGCTCTGCGCCATCGCTGCGCCCTCCGCCCCATCCGTGAAAGACAAATATAGTTACCGACGACCCCTTGACATTGTTCGCAACTTTACACTTAAAATCAAACCTTATCCCAGACACGTCGGTAAGGTTCGGGGATTTTAATTCTTCACACATTATGTAGTGGTGGGCGTTATTACTGTACTTCATAATATCCGACTCGTGGTTGCCCTCGATAAGCCCAATACACTTGTCTTTAATTGGGTCAACAATTTCTACGAACCTTTTTCTTTGTTGTAAAGCAATGTCGGAAAGCGCGTCTTTTATTGTAGATGCCGGGCCAGAAAACAACCAGTCTGGAAGGGAGCGAGCATCAAACCTTTTTAGGTCTTGCGGGGTAATGCAATCACAGTGGTCTCCGCCGCCGACCCATAGGGCGTTTGGTTGTTTTAGGATATGATTGACACATTTTCTGAAATGCCCCTCAGCGCAATTCAGCGCACCTATGTGTACGTCGCCGAGGGGGTAAATGTCCACAAAATCCTTTTCTGACTTGACCCATATCTGCTTGCTTATTAAGTTCACTTCAGTCCCTTTCAGTTACATTCTGTACGTTCTGTACGTTTTACTATACATATATTGTTAAGTGTCAAGGTTTAGACAACTCATATATTGTTAAATGGTGACGTTTTTATTCATATATGTAGTCAGTTTCTTAAATTACCCAGCTTTCCTATATAGGAAAATCCCTGTTATCAGGAAAATCCATATATATGTAGTTATTTGATGTTCCAAAATGGAACTTCAAGGTTCCAGCCTCCATCCCATGCGCCATAAAGTACGCCCTATTTCGGTCGATACGCGGTCAACTACGTCCTCGGTCTCGGCCCAGTTCTCGGCATGCAGAAATTCATGGATAAGGGTAGTAAGGCCGCGACAAGAATTTATCTCGTCAACCTGAATATAGATAAACCGCTGGGTATCACCCATCTTGTAGGCGTCAACCTGCCCGTCTGCGGGAACATCTATATCTATTTTGTACCGCCGCCCGTTAAACGTGGCAGTCTTGACCTTTGCCATCCCTTGCCCTTTCTATAAATTCCTCAATGCCCCTCTTAGTTCCTCTATAATATACGCCGGAATGTTAAACTCCAACACCTCTTTCCCTTTTGGTATTTTGTCAGGGAAACACTGGGCGACCTTTTTGGCTGCGCTCAGCAACGGCCTGTCCTCCGAGTACCTTTTTATTTTAGTCTTATGATGTACCGGTCTTAAAGTGGGCCGAAATACCTTCTTGCAACTATCACACTCCCATACAGGGTCGTGGTTTTTAACTACATGGCCTATCGGGCGGGACAACTTCCCGCACCACGGGCAGTAAAACAAGGGCGTGGCGTGTATTGTTGTAAAAGACAAGCCGACCTCTTCCATCTTAGACCACCTCCACGTCTGTACCCACTAAGCCATCAATGGGCTTTTCTTGATGCGGAACGGCCCATACAAAATGCTTCGATTTGTCGTTACAAACCATCCATGCAGCCCCTTCGGGCAAAGGATGCCGAGCGGAAACATCCCTTTGCCATTCTCGCATCTCAATCTCGCTGCAAATTGGCCTCTGCGCTACCATCTCAGTCCTGTCCTTGAACTGATGGTGCAACTGCCATAATTGAGGCCCATCCCTAATGGACCGAATCAGGTTGTAGCACCTGACCATCTCAGCCGCAACGCTTTCGGCGCAAGCTATCCCGTCGGCAACATAACACTCGCTTGCCCGGAATAAAATACGTTCTCCACCCTCTTGTGTAATAGTCTCAGAAATATAACATTCCTTGCCCTGCCAATGACAATTCAAAAAATCAGGGTACTCCAAATTGCCCTCTTCGGTTTTCTTCATTTTTAACCCTTTCGCAAAATTCCTCAATACTTCCCCTCGTTTCAGGGTCTGTCCAATAATATCGATGCCACAGCACCACACATCTGCCCTCGTATAGCTCCTCGTAAGGGCAACCGGCAGGGCAGGTGAAGGGGCAGGTCAATTTGTGAATATCTGTATAAATAACCACAAAGAGATAGACCAAAGAGCCACATGTATATTAGTTAATTGTTCTGCTATTTCTTCCATCTTCATTTCCCTTTCAGTATAGCCCTCGCTATACGCTCAAAAGCATAGTCGTTACACTCTACAAATTCCACCACAGGTTTACCGGCAGACTTCATGGCCTCCCATTCGTCTTCCATGCCGGTTGTCCTGAACCCGTACGTGCCGATATAAGCTATCCCCACGTCCCGCCTGAGGGCGATTCGGGTGGTCGCCCTTACTATCTGGGGGCCGGGCACGCCGTCGCGCCACAGCTCATGTATGACCTCCTCGTGGCGGTGGGGTATATACAAGTCAACTGTAGGAAACTTCTTTTCCAGCCACGCGCCAACCTCAATACCCCGCGCGACGTTAGCGGCCTTTTCTTCATCACTTACCGTTTCGCCGTCAGGGCCACGGACAGCCGCCATGAAGTATGCAGAAGTCATTTGGATTTCTCCTCTATATCAATTATTGCCAAAAGCGAATAAGCAGCATTGTCCATTAGTGTATCGGCGATAGATTCATTCTTTACCTCTAACTTGCCAACCTTTGCGAATTGCTCGTACCGGCTGACCTTGTCTTGGAGCCTAATAAGTATTCCCTTCCATGCAGGAATGCCCATCCTCTCACAAGCCCTGAGATTTTTTAGGGGGTCGTCTGTGCCCGCATAATCATGGTTCTTACGGGAGTGCAGGTCGGCCATTTCATCTAATAATTCGTAAAACCTTGGGTGTCCGTGTCTTTCTGTCATATCAATCCCTTTCTGTTAACCACCGCCCGCCAAGTTAACATACCCCCACCACGCTTGGCTGGATTGACACACGCGCGGCAGGGGCAGCATTAGGTTTGTTCGAGCAGGTTGTGCCAATCCGGTTATCATCTCTATTACAAATATAACACATAGGACAAAAAAGTCAACCGTAAAAACAAAAAAATGTGATATATTTTATCGCCCGGATTTAGTCATTATCTTGCTGCCCCCAAGCCCCACTTGCCCGTCAATATGGGGGTTTTAGTATAAATATCTTGCTAATATATATTTCGCCCTTGACTTTTTCAAGGAAATTGGCATAATATAATAGAGGCAAAAATGAAAAATGGACTGGAACATCCAAATTACTCCTTAATGCAACGGCCCCCGTCCGCCCTTCGTTCCAGTCAAACATCCTGCGGGCGGGGGCATTTAGGAGATAAGCCATGAAGCGGACAAGAACTATTGAAACAACAACAAGTAATAGCGGTAACGGCGTAAGAATCATAAACAGCAACAGGGACTATTTAACCTCTAACATTTCCCGGCACTTTAACATAAAGCCAAATAGGAAATACAAAGTTACTATAGAGCAGAAAAAAGGTGGAGAGTATAGATTTTCCGGCGCGAAATACCCCGACCTCCTACTCAAGGGGGACGATAGCGTTGGCTATGTTTGCAAAAAACGCCTACTTGAATATTTCCCCTTCATTGACGGTCGCCGCCGCTACTCCATAACAGCAAAGAAGGTGAAAGGATAGACCATGGCCCATAAAAGCGGAATGTGGTACGGGGCTACAAGGCGGGACAGCTTTCAATATCAGGCGTTCCGCGTACATTATAAAATATTCAAGGCTGACTATGAGCCGCCAGAGGCATTTGCCCTTGCTATTGCGGCGACAAGGGATGATGTTATGGACAGGATATTAAAGAAGAACCCCGATATTGTCGATAACTGGAAGTGCTCTTTATGACATAAGAATATGGGACAGGTGGCGGAATAGGTAAACGCGGGGTAGCCTACCGTTGGATACAGGCGGGTTCCTGACGACAGCCCGTTTATATATCTGGTAGCCCAGAGGCCAGTTGTTAGGACAATAGGACGAGGTCGCTCCTCTTACTGACTTCCCATGCTGTAGAAATGCCAACATGCAGGGTGCAAATCCCTGCCCTGTCCCACCCAAAATTCGGGGCGGCGGTATTAGCGAGAAGGTCTGGTGGCGAAGGGCCAAAATCAGAATACCCTGATTCCTTTGCGACATCCCCCCACTCGGCAGGTACAAGCCCAGACAGTGTTGGGCCGGTGATAATCAAAAGGGATAGTCCTGCGATGACGCACCGGCAAAATCTGCCCGCCCCGACTAAATATTTCCTCTACCGGGGAGGGTTGGTAAGGGCCGCCCTCCCCATTATTAGAAAGGATTGAAAGATGGAATTGAAAATAGAGATTAAGGAATGGAAAGTTGGCAAGACTGATAACAACCAAAAGATTATTGGTGGCGAGTATGAAATTAAATGTGGCAATAGTGTTGTTGCGACAGCAGATTTCAATCTTGGCTATAACGCAACCAAAATACCCATACCCGCCAAGCTTATGGCCAAGATTGAAGCAATAGACGACGAGGTACGTCAGGCTATTGTAGATAATTTTTCAAATTAAAGAAAGGACATAAGAAAATGGACAAGAAAAAAGCCATCGAAGAAGCCCTCCGGCAACAAAAAGAAGAACATGAAAAAAGGTTTCAAAGCAGAGTACAAGAACTTGTGTACGAAATCGGGCAAACATCGCAGCGGCTTCGTAAACTGAAAGCCGAATTGACATCATTGGAATACAAAGAGCCAGAAATAGGCGAAGATTTCGACGGTTAACAAGTGAAGATACTCTATCCTCTGAGTTACGGTAACGACCGGCGGCACTCGGAATCGCCGGTCTATTTGAAAGGGAGTTGTTATGAGAGCATACAAATTCGTTACAGAGACCCGGCGTGAATTTATTCGAGAAAAACGGAGGACATTAAAAAAGGTTAAAAAAGCCGTTGAGGAACTAAGGCTTGGGTGCGCTTTATACAAAGCCTTTGACGACACCGCCGCCTTTCAGCATGCAGTCTATCGGATGCTTGATGAAATTGAGAAAATTGACCAGATAACAAAGCCTTTGGCTTGAAAGGGATATTATGAACATGGAAGACAACATAACAAGCGACAAGGTTGTTGAAGACCTTTTCGCTAATTTCAAGGCTATCGATAAGAAGCTCGACGGCGAAGACCTGTACTGGATTGCCGTGGAAACAGGGGTCTGGATGGGAGAGACAGCATGAGCAGAAAACAAGATATAGATTGCGGTGTACGGCGGAAACACAGAAAAAAAGTAGAATCGTTATTGGGTCGCAAACTTGGCCCGAACGAAATCGTTCACCATAAAGACGGAAACTGTCGGAATGGGGACATTGGCAACCTTGTTATTATGCCTCGCTCGGCCCACAGTTCTTATCATATGACAGGATTTGTAATCCCTGATTCTACCAAATTAAAACTGCAAGAGAAGGGAAGGCTAAGAAGGTCGGGTGCAAAATTGGATATTGAGCAAGTGCGGGACATCAGAAAAATGCTCAAGGATGGTATCCGGCAATTTGTTATTGCCTTCGCCTTTGGGGTTTCGCGGGCGGCTATCAGTGATATTAACATGAACAGAAAATGGCAATGGGTCTAATCGAACAGACATTAAAGGAGACAAAATGACCCTCTACAAAAACTGGCTAATCTTCTGCGGCGTCCTCGCTGCCATGTTCATAGGCTACTTAATCGGCCTGAGCAAGCCGCCTGTAATCGTTCCCCGCATGATGTCCTGCCCCGAACTGCAAAGGTTTTTAGTAACCGAGGGCTATGACATTGGGCCGAATGGCGTGGATGGTGTATGCGGGAAAGACACTGACACTCAAACGGCGTGGGACGCATATATTTGTGATATGTACGCAAAAAGAGAGTTTGAGAGGATAGAATAATGGAACCTGAAACCAAGTGCTGCGGGAATTGCTTTGCATACTCCCACGTACCCGAAGTTCTTCGGAAAGGGAAATTTACTGGCTCATGCACCCTTTTTCATTGTGGGGTTAAATCTAATCATGTATGCAATTCATGGCTACCCAAAAATGCCAGGCCAAGAAACTACCGCCCGGCAAAGGAGGCAGAAGAATGATACCCCGCTGGTGGATAGAAGAGGCCGCTGCCCGGCGCAGGCAGGAGCAGCTTTTGCAGGATTCTATTACTTGCCCCAACTGCGGGCACAAGGTCGGGGATGAAGAACTTGATGAGTGCGATGCCTGCGGCAAAGGGATTTGCCCGGAATGTATGATATGCTACGATAAGGCGTGCCTTTGTTCTATGGACTGCCAGATAGATTGCGTGGCGGCTGAAGCCGATAGGATTTACGAGGAGCATAAATAGGAAGGAACGAACATGACCTATGACATCAAAACCAAGACTTCTGATAAATGCAGAATCTACCCCGACAACCACGGCAGCCCCGCCCCGTCTGTAACGTCTATTAGTGGCTGCCTGATGAAGTTCGGGCTTATCCAGTGGGCGGCGGACGAGGCGGTAAAGTATATTTGCAAAACTTCTGACGTTGATGACCCCCGCCTTTATGAATCCGCCCGCTTCGCCTACAAGAACATATCAGACGAGGCCAAGCAGGCGGGTACGGACATACACGCTATCTGCGAAGCGTATTTAAGGTCGTACCATGACGAGGAGCAGGGGGCGGAATTAGACAAGCTATTGAGGCCGCTGGAAGAGGCTTGGGGGGAAAGATATAGCAACCACATGTTCCAGCCCATCGATTTTGCAATAGAAGTATCTAATGCGGCAGCACCTTTGTTAATTATGTTCCGCAACTTCAAGGCATGGTGCGAGAAGAACCAGATAGAACCCGTCCACATCGAGCAGGTAGTCCACGGCGATGGATATTCAGGGCGGGTTGACCTGATAGCCTACCGGACGGCTAAGGGTGTGCGGAGACTGGGGCTGTACGATATTAAAACGGGGAAGGGGTCTTATTATCCTGAGTGGGGCTTGCAGTTGGGGGGGTACGCGGAGGCGTTTGAGTATTTCGAGCAAGAATCGGCAGCCGATTATGACCATGTTTTTGAGGCAAGGGAAATTGAGGAAATCGGCATAATCAAGCTGAACAAAGAGACCCTCAAAGCCAACTTCTCTGAGGATAGAGGCCCGAAATACACACAGGACAGGGAACGGTTGACACGGGCGTTCCTGCACCTGAAAGATTTTTACTGGGAATTTAATGATTTGGAAAAGCAATTTGCGGAGATAAAGAATGGACCGGCCTGAAGAATACATTGAAATAGCGGAAAGGGATGGGGTTGATATATCTATGTTAAAGCCCCGCCCCGAATCGGAACAGGAAATTTATGAAGATTGTTTGAAGAAAGGACAAGTGAAATGACATTAACAGCAAAAGAACCGGAAAAAACCAGTTTGCCCTTGATACCACCGGACACATACCAAGCAGTGGTATGTTGGATAGCGGATTTGGGCACTCACTATTCAGAAAAATATGAAAAGGATTCCCAGAAGGTTATGTTGGTTTGGGAAATTAAGGATGTGCGGATTGAGATTGACGGCGAATCCAAGCCCCGTCTTATCAAGGGGGTTTATAGTAATTCTCTTCACGAAAAGGCATATCTGAGGCGAGACCTTGAGGCTATGCGTGGCAAGCCGTTTACGGCAGACGAGTTAATAGGGTTTGATATTAGAAATGTACTGGGTGCCAATTGCTTGCTCCAGATTTCACACGACACCTATGAGGGAAGGCCTTATGCAAAGATTACCGCCGTTGCCAAGCTGATGAAGGGCATGGAAAAATCCATCCCCGAAACACCCACTTTTTGTTATGACATTGAAAACGGGTTTGATTTTGCGTCTGAAGCACCGGACATGCCAGAGTGGATACAGGACAAAATCAAAGGGTGTAAAGAATACAAAGAATTTATATCCCCGCCGAATGAGGCCAAGGCTGATTATGACGAAACCTCCGACGATGACATTCCTTTTTAGGAGATTAAAATGTCGTTAGAATCTAAAGAGCAGCACGTACTGGGCGTTGCGGGCGACATAGAGGCCACTGCCAAGGAAGTAAGGGCTTTGAGGCAGAGATTAAGCAGTGTAGGCAAAAACGCAGCACGGGCCATCGTGGACTACGAGAAGGCAATGGGCGTAACCCTGATAAAATTAAGAAACGGGCGGGAAATGACAGTTGGCAATGAGATTATAAAAAACCCGCCTGTAACCACTACTGAAAAAATAGCGAAGGCTATCTGTTATGACCAGAATCTTACCTACCAAGTAATGAGCCATGAATACACCGCCCTTACTGCTAACCTGAAAGCCGCTATCGCCGAATTGAGCGCGTACCAGACCAAGTACAGGCACTTGGCGGAGTAGCGTGAATGGAATCTAAACCAATCATATTGTTTTCAGTCAATGCGAGAAAGAAAGGAGGCCCTATAAAAACCTACTAATATAACGAATATCCGGGCGCCCCCGTCCTCCGCGTGGCGGGGGCACTTTAAGAAAGGAATGACATGAACTGGCTAACACAAAAATACATTAAAAAGCAAGCGGTAATATCAGACGAAGCCGCACTTGAAGTATCAATAGGTCATCACCAGCAGATACACGACGCGACGGAGGAGGAGTTGAGAGAGGAATATGCCCGGACAGTCGGCGGCGTTATAGATGCACCATATTGCGCTCTTTGCAAGAGATTCAGTTGCTGCAATTGTATTTTGGGCAGAAAGCACTGTATTGATGGAGAGTGGCAAATAATGCACGACGAAGCCCGGCGGTGGCTTAACGGAAAATCCCCCCACGCCGCCTTCCTTGCCGCGCATAAACCGTTATTAGACAAACTGAAATCTTTAAGAAAGGGAAAAACGATGATTTGTGGAATATTGAGCGATGTGTATAAGAATGGGAAGCGTGTCGAAAAGGGCGTGTTTGTTCTTTGGGATGGCATCGCGGTCGCCCCTACTGGATTTGAAGGAAAACAGTTGATTCGATGGATTGCCGACACAGGATGGATAGGCTTTGGCCCCAAAGAGGACGGCTACTCTTACCGCCCCGTGCCGTGCGAGGTGGTGGATGGTAACAGGGTTCGCACAGATGCCAGTCCCTGCCAGATTATTTATAGGGATGATGCTATATTTATTTCAAGGCAACCCGAACAGGATGATGACACAGTCTTTAGGTGGAGACGGGGATACGGATACTCCTACCGCCGCATCGAGAAGCCGGAAACAACGGAAGTCCTCGGCGTGAAGTACGAGGCTACCGAGGCCGAGGTCAAGAAACAGCTTGAAGGGCTGAAGAAAGCTAAATAATTTCTCAGATTTTCCTTGACAATTTGCGGGAAGCGCGATAGGATATGGTTGAAATGGCAAATTCGGTTAGAACAGGATGTCTTAAAAGGTTAAGCCCAGCGGTACATTTCTCGGACCTGTTCGAGCCGTGTTTGCCAGCCGTTGGGCTTTTTTCTTATAATGGGTGAAACAATGGCGAGTGGAAGAATGTTAAAAAAAGAGATTTCGAACAGTAGGAAATTGGGTGATGTTAAAACAGACCGGGCAAGGGTACTGTGGTTTATGATGCTACCCCACCTGGACGCCGTGGGCCGGTTAGAGGCTGACACAAAGCGGATAAAGGGCCAGATTACAACCATGTTGCCTTACAACGAGAAGGCGATTCAGGGCTGTTTAGAGCAGCTTCACGATGTTGGATTGCTCACACTTTACGTCATAGACGACAATCAGTATCTTGAATACACCCGCTATAACGATTTTCAGGTACTAAACCCCGATAGAGAGGCTAATTCAAAGATTCCGGCCCCTACTCCAGACAACTCCAGAGAACTCAAGACCCCAAAAAGCAATATAAGTAAAGTTAAGTTAAACTTAAATGAAGATAAAGATAAGTATCTGGACTTCGTTTTTCTTTCGAAAGACGAACACCGGAAACTTGTAGAGGAATTTGGGATTAAGGGCACCGAAAAGCGAATTAAAAATTTGAACATCGGCATCGGTTCGAAAGGGTATAGGTACGATTCCCACTATTTCACTATATTGTCGTGGGACAGGAAAGACGAGCGGGATAGCTCTAAGCCTCCCGCCCCGAAATTGATGGATACTGAAGCTTCCCCTGAATGGCTTGCTGCTCACAAGGCCGCAACGCAGAAGGTGGGAAAAAATGGATAATCTCGAAAAAGGATTTTCGTTAGACGCTGAAATGGCGGTGCTTGGCTCGATGCTGTTGGGGCCGGAATGTGTTGCCGAGGCCATGTTGTTACTCTCTGAGGATTCGTTTTACAAGCCTGAGCATAAAATAATCTTCAGGGCAATTGTTGATGTTTATGTTCGCATTAACACGGTTGATACTCTTCTGTTGCGGGACACACTGAAAAGGATGGGCGAGTTTCAGAACATCGGTGGCGTGGTATGTATTGTTGAGATTATGGAGTCGGTTGCAAGCGCGGCTAATTTCAAATACTATGCGGGGATTGTACTTGAAAAGGCGGTTGACCGCGAGATAGAACTAAGGGCCAATCAGATTCAAGCTGTTATTTCCGGCAACGATTCATCTAAAGAGAAGGTTGTGAAGATTCAGGAAATAGCCCTTAATCTGACAGCGCCAGCCAAGAGCGAAACATCATTGATAACAGACCATCTCCACGATGCTTTCGATAGTCTTGAGAACACGGCCACTGTAAATTTACAGACGGGACTAACCAGTCTTGACCTTCAGTTACAGGGGTTGGCCAAGGGGAGCATTTATATTGTTGCCGCCCGGCCTTCTCTTGGGAAAACAAGTCTTGCCCTGAGCGTAGCATCAAACATCGTCCGTAACGGTGGCGGGGTGGTTTTGTTCAGCATGGAGATGTCAAAGGTTCAATTAACAGAGCGTCTTATTTGTGGTGAGGCCCGCGTAAGCATGCAAACAGCGAGACAGAAAAGGCTTGGCTCCGATGAATATGCACGATTAACGGATGCGTGTAATAATATTAAATCGAACAACTGGAACTTGTTCATATCACAACAAATGCTCCTAACGCCGGAGGGGTTGCTTGCCAACCTGCGGAACGTAAGGCGGACACACGAAATTGATTGTGTTATGGTTGACTACATACAGCTTATGTCCGAACCTTCTGTAAAAGAGAGCAGGCAACAGCAAATAACAGCCATTAGTCGGAAGCTGAAATCTGTGGCGATGCAGGAGGATTTGCCTTTTGTGGTTTTGAGTCAGCTGTCTCGCCAGCCGGAGGGCCGAAGTGACAAGAGACCGTTGTTGAGCGACCTACGAGATAGCGGAAGTTTAGAGCAAGATGCAGATGTTGTTATGTTTATCTACCGTGAAGACCACTATCGCCGAAGCGACCCTGAGTATAACCCAAACAACAAGGCGGAAATAATAATATCAAAGAATCGGCAGGGGCCAACAGGAACGATAGAACTAATGTTTCACCCTGAATATGTTACTTTTGAGGAGCTGTTATGCCGGAACGAATAGGAATAATCTTAAAGCGAGTTGTGCGGGAGATTAAAGAGCGGTGCGTAGATAAACGACGTCGGGCTGAGCCCGGAAAGGATAAATGACGGCAGTAATGGCTAATACCTATACTTATTGTTGGCGCAACAATTCTAAAAGAGCAACGCTTTACAAGAGATTGTGCATAGTCATCGCAAGGGGTCGTCGGAATAGTTGTATTGTCGAATTTATGGACGGGCAAAGAGAGTGTGTTTCTCGAAACGCTTTGAGGAAATGGAATGGCTAAGGAAAAAGACAATTGCTGGAAGTCTTTTTCTAAGTATATCAGGATAAAGGGGTGTCTCGAAACAACAGGACTCCCGTTTGTTGGTATATGTATTACTTGTGAAAGGCAATTTCATATTGGGATGTTGGAGGCTGGCCATTTGATAGGCGGCAGAAAGAACTCGGTTTTATTTAGTGAAAAACTGGTCAATAATCAATGTACTTATTGCAACCGAATCCAGCACGGAGAGTACAAAAAGTACAAAAAGGCTATGTGTAAAAGGTATGGCGAAGAACGGTTGGAGCGTTGGATTATTCGGCTCAAGAGAAGATTGATTGCTGACCGGAACATGGATTTTTCGGGTAGATGTAAAAGATATGGCCGCAAAATGGGAATTTTATTACGGCGGCATGGTTATAAAACATGGCGGGAATTATTACAAGAAGGCCAAAGTTGACAGGAGCATGAAATGGAAGATTACAAAGAATATATCGACAAATGTTTTCGCATGGGCGTATCCTGCAACCGTAACGTTGCAAAGTCGATGCTTGCCGAACTCACCCGCCTTCGCGGGCGCGTGGCGGACTTGGAGGAGGGGCTGGAGCGCATTAAGAATTGGGCCGAGGCATACCCGGTTAAGGCGTTCCCTGAACCTGACTTTAAGAAGGTTGCAGAAGTATTGAAATCGGCAGGAATAAGCCTTGATTGTGTAAGTGCCTCAAATATGCGGCACGTTGTTAATCGGGTAAAAGAGATATGCGAACAAGCCCTAAAGGAGACTGAAAAATGAGCAAGATAACTCAACAGCAAGTAGAAAGCGCCTTAGAAAATGAATTTGACGGCTATCCCTTAGATTGTATTATTCAAGAGTTGTTGGAATTGCGAGAGCAGGCCCGCTGGATACCGGTCGGGGACAATAGTATTCCAAAACCTAATAGTATTGTCGAACTTTGTTGGAGGCCAAGTGATTACAAAGTGCATCCAAGCCATAGAGAGCTTGTCGTGGGTTCTTTTGTTTTTCGAGATGTAACTGATAAGCCAGTTGAAATTCCCGTCCGAGTATGGGTAAATGGGAGATATTATGATATAAAAACACACATTACCCACTGGCGTTACGTAACATTACCAAAGGAGACTGACGAATGAAAAAGATACGCATTTTATTCTACAAGAGCAAGGTAGGCGACGGCCACTGGATAGATAACGGCATATCCTTGTGGACAAAACTGTTTAATTGGCGAACTAAGAACTACAGCCACGTCGAGGTGTGGTGGGCTAATGAGAAGGGTAATTTTGAAGAGCCGGAGGTAGATGATGCCTATGACCCGACCGGTAAATGGGTTTTTGTCGGCCAATGCTTCACCTCTACCATGCGGGGCAAAGAGAACGGCACTGTCATAAGGGACGCCTCGGAAGTCCTGAAGAATCCTGGGCGGTGGGATGTGGCGGAGATTGAAATAGTTAGCACCTTCCGCATTGGCCGCGCTAAGTTATATGCCGAGTTAGAAGCCAAAGAAAATAAGGGTTATGACAAGTTGTGTATTGCAGACTTTTTCAATCCTTTTCGCAGATGGATTCGGCTTCATGCAAAAGATAAGAATATCTGTTCTGAGGCAGGCGATAAGTTTTTGCTTTGGTGTGGGATTTTCTGTAAGTTGACACAGCCTTCTCCCCGCCGCCTGTCCCGCAAGCTGATAGAAAAGGGCTACAAAATAAGGCCGTTAAGGAGTTGAATAATGTATAAGATTAAAATTGAACAGGTTAGTATTCTTTTGTGGAGCTGGGTCCTTGTTGGTGCCAATGGAGTTATTATCTGTAGAAGTCAAAAATCATTTTACGGAAAAGCATACTGTGTAAAATCTGCCGTGAGGTTTCGTACAAATATGTTAGATTTAAATATTGGTAATGATATAAGGATTGAATAATGCACAAACCCTACTACCCTGCCAATCTGCCGGAAGCCATTAAACTGTTGCAGAGGCTACACGATGAAGATGACGACGATAGCGAATACAGAAGAGGCCACAGGCAAGGCCTCAGAATAGCGATAGGTGTTATGAAGGCCTTAAAGGAGAAAAAACGATGCCAAAGAAAACTACAAGGATAACAATAACTGGCCCATTTTGTAAATGGCGACCAAGGTTTAAGTTTTTTTCGTTAGGCTTCTACTGTTGCCCCAGTTCGTTAAGCATTGGCCTTGGCTTTTGGCTTATAGCTTGTGAGTGGGCGGACGAGGAAGATATTGTACGCCCGATACTTTAGACGGCCCGGAAGATGAAGGCTGGCCCGATTGGGCGGAAAGGAAATTGAAATGAAAAAGTGTTTTTGTGGGAAAGAACCTACGGTTAAGCAAGGCATTTTCGGGTCTATACACGGTATTACCAGTATTTCTTGCCGGGTCTGCAAGATTTTCATCATGGACTGGCATTATAGCTGGGCGGAGAAAACTTGGGATTCGCAGTTTAAGGCAGCGGAGCAAAAATGAGAGTTATACAAATCGGCAGTAGTTTGAAATCAGATACACCGAACGACTTTGACCTGCTGGTAGTTTCTGACATTCCCGTCGACATTTGCTTATATACAACAGAACAGTGGGAAATATTTAAACAACAGGGCCAAAGCAGCGAGGGCAGGCGAGTAGTGATACACCCGCCTAAACCCAAGAGCTTTCAAACAAACGCGGCGGAGCTTACAAGGGAGCAAAAATAACCTTGTGGCCGAGGGCTTCCGCGCACTTGTTGTAGTTATCCGCCGACATACTCGATTTGCCCCACAGGAAATTGTAGATAGTTTGCGGGTGCAGGCCTGTCATTCTTGCTAATTTCGGGACTGACACGCCCTTTTCTGCTATTAGTTTTTTGAGGTCTGTGGCGTTCATAGTTTTCCTTTCTGCTGTCTATCGTACAAAACAACATGGACTGTTGCCGCTAAGTTCATACACTGGTAAGTGGGGACATAGATTATATCCCTGCACCACGACAAAACACGGTCGCCGAGCGTTGCATCTTCTGCGCCAAAGATATAAAATGCGCGTTCGGGGTGTACATAATTGTGCAAAGAAACTGCATCTTCTACTAAATCCACGGCTACAGGCACGCAGTCATAAGGGATTATATCTTTCAAGTCGTTTACTTGAAATAGCGGAGAATGGCGGTATTGTTTCGCGGTATCAGTGGGGGCCTTTTTGTACCTACAGCCGGAGACGGCCAAAAATGCCGCCTCGAAATTCCCTACGGCCCGTAACGCAGAGCCTATATTGACAGATGTTTTTGGGTTGTCTAAGCCAATACAGCTATACCCTCGCATCACTCACCCCCCGCCGCGGCGATAGCGGCCTGTAGTTTGTCCCAAGTGCCTTGAGTAAGTTGTATCCGGCCCGGTTTGGCTAAACCGTCTATAACATCCTTGCACGCATCCAGCAGGGCGGGCGCGGCGGCGATAAGGCGGGCGTTGGCCTTAGCTTCGTCTCGGAAAGTTGAATTTTCCATAGAGGATAGACGATAAGCCGTTGCAATTATAGTCAAGTCATTGTTAGCAGTAATATATAAGTCGCCAGATAGTTCGTCAGGCTCTAACGCGACTTCCCATTTTCCTTTTGTGTATTCCATAATATCCTCACTTTCTGTTTTTCCCAAGGGAAAGAAGGTTAGCGGGTCAAATAAAGTGTTCAAGGTTTTTGGAGTCCGCTTTATCGTCTGCACTAAGCGACTCCCACTGCCACGCCTCCGAAAGCAGAGCGGCGTGTAGAACTATTTTAGGTAGCCGGTAGTCGTCGCCATAGCTGGGCGGGTCAATTGCGCCGGAGGCCCATGCCTTTTGTGCCAACTTCCGCAAATCTTTGCTCGCTGTCCTGATTAGCTCGTTAATCTTTTTTGTGTACTGTTTCCGTGTCATTTTCTCACTCACTTTCTGCCCCGAAGGGCGGTTTAAGAACAATTATCACACAACATATTTGGGTTGGTCGTGTCTTTGCCGCAACCCTTACAAGTAACAACTTTGCATTTTGGGTTATGTTCCCCTGCCATCCATGCCTCCAGCTTCGACCGCCCACAAAGTAAACCACGGTTGCCTTTGTACCATTTTGCGGTCTTTTTCATTTTTCAATCCTTCCGGTTAAAGGTTAATACTGGGAGCCTCCGCAGAGACCCCCGGTAATGACCGTTATGCGGTGTTATCTTTTACGTTTTTAGTAATCTCAAAGGCTCGTTCTGACCGCCTATCACTTTCAGTCATTTTGGTACATTTGGGATAATGGTCTGTTGGTTTTTTGCCTGTCATTGTTTTGCCACAATAAGGACAAGTAAAATCGCAATCCTGTTCTACTTCTCGTCCCATTACTTCAACCATTTCCGTTCTTAGTTCTGCTTCCCAATCAGGGTACATATCGTCAATCGGAGGCTCTTCATAATCTACTCCCAAAAATTCGGCCCAGCGTTTCAAGTCGTCAAAATCAAGGGCGTCAATAAACATATAAACAGCATCATCAATCTTCATTTTCATACTCCTAAATAAGGCTAATAAACTCAACTCTCTATTTTAATTATACGGCTATCATGGGCAAAGTAAAGAGTTATCTTTAATAATTAGCAAAGTTAGCAAGATATTTATAAAAAAGTGATAAAATGTGGATTTTTATGTTGACAATGTAGCAAGATTATGTTATTCTTTAGTTGTGGACGGACCGGATAAGTTTATTTGTGATTGTGGAAACAAAACAAGCATCGAGGGCAGGCCATGTAATCAGTGTTTTGCCGAAGAGTTCGACGAATCGCAAGGCTGTTTTGACCCTGCCGAGCGAATCATTGTGCGACCTCACGCCTCAGCACCTGGAACCACAAGAACAAAGCCCGACAAATGGCACGATGGATGACAGATTAGAATATGGATTCAGCCTAATTAGACAGGCCGGGGACATATAATGGATAAAACTATCGAGCAGAGAATAGAAGCCCTTGAGAAGCTCCAGAACGCAACAGGCGAACAAATAGCCCGATTAAAGATGATCCAGGCGCAAAAAAAGGCTTCAGAATCGCTCAGGACGGACGAACGCAGGAAATAGCGGGTAATTATAGCCATAAAAAAAGACCCGGCATAATACCGGGCCTGCTCATTGAAAAGTAAATAGTGTTGTATTTTAGGCTACCGCCTGAAAAGCTCCAATATAGCCAACCTTTTGCGCCAGTTAGATATGCGGCAATGGACACGGAGTATTGGGCGGCCCTTGTAATCGCCTTTGCGCTTTGCGATAAAAAACTGTTTACCGATATTACTCGTGCCCTTTAGGACATAGCACCTTGTTATGCCATAACATTCGTCGGCGGCAAGGTTTCTAATCAAGCCCCTGATTCGTCTGAATTGATTCATTTTCAATACTCCTAAAAAGGTTAGCTGTTGTAGCTTATGGCACAGTCATCGGAGCAAAAACCCTGATGTCTATCTTCTGGCATAAACCCGCATCCGCACCATTTACATTCGCGCTCGTAATCCTGCCATGCGTCCGGGCATCCAGTTTCATGGCAATGAACGCCGTTAATCATTACTGCTTCGCATGAATCACACATTTCCTGCTCCTTAATAAGGTTTATCGTACAAGTAAACTATACAGCACTAATATCGACCAGTCAAATAAATAACAATAACTATTCCTGAGAATATTGAATAATAGCAAGATAGGGATTAAAATAGTAAGATAATGCCAAGTATTAAAGACAAATCAACGGTAGAAGCAATAGCACGGATATACTATGGTGAAGGTAAGCGCAACAAAACAGAGACACTAAAGATAGTAGGCTATAAGCCCAGCTATTACAAGACAAGGGGGCTGGGCGTGGTGTATAGCAATGTAAGGGTAAAAGAGGCAATGAAGGCAGTAGAGGCCGAAACAATGGAAAAACACGAACACAACCAAGAGATAGCCATCAACCTCTTGAAGTCCGACTACGCCCGTCTATGCCCGGCTGCTGATGGTGGTAACATCCAAGCTATACAGGCGCGAACGGCGATTGTGCGTGAGCTTAACGCTATTACGGGGCAGCACAGCACCACTATCATCACGGACGACGTACAGGCGAGGGCGTTGGATGCCAAGCAACAGGCTGAGGCGGATAGAATAGCGGGCATACGGCTGAGCGGGGCTGGGTAATGCTCACAGGGCAGGCCAAGAGGGACTATCAACGGGAGTACATGAGGGGCTACATGCGGGCGCGCAGGGCTGTTAAGACCCGCCCTGATGTTAAGACCCAAGAGGCGCAGTGTGTTAAGACCTACCCCAGCGGTGTTAGACCCCGGCCCGCGCAGGAGAGGGTGAGGGTGATAGCAACCCGCCCCGCGCAAAAGGCGATGGCCCCCCAAGCGGGCGGTGGGCGATGGTAATATAATGCCCCAAGAAATATATATGGAGTTATGCAATAATGGACAAAGGTAAGCGACAACCAGCTCTAAGGGACAGGATTGAGGATATGCCTCTTCTTCCCCTTGGCCGTTACGACCCTACTCCCCGGCCATATATGTTGCATATCCGCGAGCGGGTTTATCCTGACGGTGCTATTGACTTGGTACACAGGAAGCGTGTTTATGGTGGTTTGGTTCATGCTGTTTGTGATATTGTCACGGAGTTTCAGGAATAATGGACAAAGCCGACCTGACTTTGGGTAGTAGGATAGATGCCATTTTCTCTACCATTGGCCCTCACCAAACTATTTATGAGTGGTTTTCTTCTTTGCCTCGCGGGGTTTTGTCAGAGTTGGTTGGTTTGTTGGAGTTAGTCCGTAACGAACAGATGGTTGGGCCGAATAGTTGTTGTTCTTGTGGCCATTATCATGGCGATGGTGTTGTGGACTTTAATTTCAGGATGAGGATGCTTGGCTTGGCCAAGAAATGGGTTGTAGATGAGCCGGTCTGACGCAGAGCTAATTGACCCCATGAAGGCATATTGTGTCGAGGCTTGTCGCCTTGCTAATATGTGCAAGAATCCTTGGGCTCGTGCGGCGGTGGTTATTGGTAGTTGCAGGGGCCATCTCCCATATGACGACCAGATAGCTGTTCTTGACCAGAAGCTTGACGATATTGTCACGGAGTTTCAGCAATAATGGATAACTCCGAGCGAGATAACTCTTTTCTATGGCTTGAATGCGATTGTGGTTCTTATGGTTTTGAGGAATTGCCACTTAGTGCGATAGTCCCCGATGGTTATCGTTGTATTCGCTGTAAGAGTGCTGTTCCCGTTGCCATATTGAACTGGGACGAGTTGCAGGCTATTATGGCGGACAGGCGAAGGAGTTTTTTGCATGAGCCAGAGTGATGCAGGCAAGGGCGACCGTCCCCGTCCTGTTGACCGCAGGAAGTGGGATAGGGGTTGGAAGCGAATTAAGAAGGGCAAGAAATGTTTTTGCAAGATGATTGAAATAGTGATAATTGACCCTTCTGAATACGAGGTTGTTGAGGGGACGGCGTTTGTTAAATGAGAGGATGCGGGTGGATGATTTATCATGGTCGCTTATATTGATAATGTTGATAACACCTATAATATGGGGTAGGTAATGGGGTGTTCCGTAAGGGTAACGTATATTGACCCTGCATGGTTTGATTTTATTGAGTGGTATAAAGATGAGGATTGGGAAGATTACTCATATTATGACGATGAGCCAGTCTTACATTTAACAAGATGGGATGATGAATCTGAGAAGATTGCTCGTAATATGGGACTGTGGGGATAAATAACGGGGGGGGGTAAGAAGAAGTAGTTTCGCCGAGGGATATGGATTTAACACCGAATGATGTAGCTTCAGTTAATGCTGCTTACTGGGCTGATTTGAACCTTATTCAGTTGCAGGCCGGGCGGTTTTCGTTCAAGGGCCATGAATATCAGAAGGAGCCTATGCAGTCCCGCGCCCGTCGCCGGGCCTACATGAAGGCTACTCAGGGCGGGTTTACGGAGATAGAGGTTCTTCGAAGTCTTCATGGCATGATACACAGGATTTTCCCGCAGGGCGTTTTATATACCTTTCCTACTACTGACGACGTGAATGAGTTTAGTAAGTCCCGGTTCAATCCTTTAATCTTATCTAATCGTAAGGCGATAGGTCAGTTTGTCAAATCCGGCGGCAAGGGCACTGACACCGCATCATTGAAGAAAATACATAATGCCTTTTTGTATCTTCGCGGTGCGCGTTTGAGCCAGAAGATTTCCGACCAGAACGAATCTTCCAAGATGAGAGGTATCCCGGTAGATTCTGTAAAATTTGATGAAGTTGACCTCATGGACGAGGATGTTATCGCCAAGGCCCGTGGCAGGATGGGCCATTCTAATGTAAAAGAAGAGGTATTTATTTCCAACCCTCTTATCCCCGGCGAAGGTATAGATAAGATATTCGCCAACTCTGACCAGAGGCATTGGTTCAGAAAGTGCAGTTGCGGTGAGTGGACCTGTGCCGAACTCAGTTTCCCCGAATGCGTAAAGATAAAAGACGGAAAAGGATATATTGGCTGTAAGTGCGGCAAGGAGGTTCCAATTTACGCCGGGCCCGGCACCGCCGAGTGGGTTCCTTCTGTAAGAGAGAACTCGGACTTCATGCACGGGTACCGGTGGAGTCAGTTGACCTCTGCCTTCAACGACCCCGCCGAGATACTGGATGCCTTTAACGACCCGCCCGAAGGAAACCTCGCCGATGTCTATCGACTGAGACTTGGCTTGCCTTATATCGCCGCAGAGGACAGATTGACCGAGGCGAATGTATATAACTGTTGCGGGACTTATATTCAGTCTCATACCCATACGGGCCCTTGTGCGATGGGCGTTGATGTCGGCAAGATTAAGCATGTACTCATAGGGGTCAAGGTCGGCAGCGACCAGTACAAGATAGTTAAAATAGCTCAATTGAGCAGGTGGGAAGACATTCACGCGCTTGCGCGAAGGTTCAATGTTAAAAGTACGGTAGTTGATATAAGACCTTATGAAGACTCTGCAAGAAAGTTCCAGTCTGAAGTTAAGGGGCGGTGTTTTCTGTGTGAATACAAAGAGAACACCCCGCAGGGTACTGTTTATAACCAGAATACCGGGATAGTCAGTGTCAACAGGACGGAGATTTTCGATTTAACTCACAGAATGGTAATGACGCCGGGGATGCTGACTATTCCGATGCTGCATGAAGTGAAGGAATTTGCGAAACAGATGTGCGGGGCTTATAAGGTTCTTGAGACCAATAAGAAATCCGGCACCTCGATTTACAGATATAAGGGCAAAAACGAACACTTCAGAAACGCCTTGAACTACTTCATATTAGCCGCAAAAGGCGGCCATATAGTAAGGGCCGAAGGTTACAGGAAACCAACGACAGTAATAAATAATTATGCGAGGATATAAAGATGTCATCAATGTTTCATTCTCCGAAATCGGCAAAAGCGCCCGCGCTTGCCGCGCCGGGAGCGGTACCTGTAGTGGAAGACGATGTAGGCGAAATGGAAAAAAAGAGACTTCGTAAAAGGAAGGGCCGGGAATCTACCTTTTTAACGGGCGACCTAACCCCTGAGACAGAAAAAAAGAGCGTTTTAGGCTAATGCTTGCAGAACGACACTTCAAAAACGAAGACCCGATTAAGGACATGATTGCAAGGGCGCATCGGGTCGGGGCCTGTGATAGTTCCGGCAGGTCGGTTAAGCGGAGCGATGGGACGCTTGTCGCAAAGCCGCGCACCGGTTCATCTATGACTAAAACGTATGTTTTGCGCAACGGAAAGGTTGTTGAGAAATGCCTGACGCAAGAGCAGTAGAAATAATCAAAGAGCAGGAGCGCGAAGAACAGAGCGCCTCTAACTTCCGTAATTTATATCAGGAAGTCGCCGACCAGATGCTCCCGCGCGAGAACCAGATAACCAATTTCCGCACACCCGGTGAGGATAAGTCGAAGGAAATTTACGACCCTACCGCTATGTTGGATTTGCAGGATATGGTGTCAGGTCTGTCGGCTGCGTTCTTTCCTTCCGGCGAGCTTTCGTTTGGTTTTACTGTAAAAGACAGACGTATTGCGAACCTGGACCATGTTAAGAGGTACCTTGCGCTTGCGTCCCAGATTACACACGATGAGCTTTTTGCGGCCAATTTCATGTTACAGTTAAACGAGACGCTTTCTTCTTTGATAGGATTTGGTACTGGGAATTTGTTTTCTGAATGGAATATGGGTCTCAACTTCAAGGACTGGGATATATCTTTTTATACAATAAAGCAAAACAGCGCCGGGCTTGTGGATACTGTTATATTAAAATACCCACTCACTGCAAGGCAGGCCGTTCAGGAGTTCGGAGACAAGGCGGGCGAAAAGATTAGGCTCGCTATGGAAAAACCTGAAACCCAGTCGAAGAAGTTTTTCTTCATTCATCGTATAGGGCCGAGGGCGAAAAGGAACCGCAAGTTTTCTGATTTTTTGAATATGCCGATTGAATCTATATATGTAAACGTAGAAGAGCAGTTGATAGTTGACGAGGGCGGGTTTGAGGAATTCCCAAACGCGGTGCCGAGATGGAAGAAATCCTCGAACGAAAAATACGGGAGGGGGCAGGGAACTATAGCCCTGTCGGTGTCCAAAGAGTTACAGCAGATGCACGCCGATTTTATCGAATGCGGCAACAAGTGGAACAACCCGCCGAGAGAGGTTCTTTCGTCCGCCGTTGAGGGCAGGGTCGATGTGAGGCCTGGCGCGGATAACCGGGTTACGCAGATGAACTCTATAAAATCACTCGACGACGGCGTAAAGGGAAATTTCAATATAACCGAAAAGTCATTTGAGTTCATACAGAATATAATTCATAGAATATTCTTCGTTGATGTATTCGCTCCGCTTGCAAACCTGCCGGGCGACAGGCGCACTACTACCGAAATCAGGGAAAGAATAAAACAGGCGTCGAAGAAACTTGCCAGTCCTATTTACAGGCTCTACAGTGAATTATTCACACCTGTTATTACAAGAAGCGCATTACTTTTAATTAGAAACGGGGTCATACCATATCCGCCCCCGGAACTTGAAGGTGCCGGGTTCGGGGTCGAGTACATTGGCGAGCTTGCGCTTGCAATGCGAGACCAGCAGACACAGGCGTTCAGGCAATTTGCGGGGCTTGTAACGGAACTTGACGCGGTATTTCCCGGCGCGAAAGATATTATAAATATCGACCGCGCTCTTCCTGATATTGCGTTTACTTATGGTACAAAGGTCGAACACTTATCAACTAAAGACGAAATCGACGCACAGAGAGAAGCGAGAGCCGCGCTGCAAGAGGCCAGGTTTGCGTTAGAGGCCGCGCAGTCCGGCGGACAGGCGTATCAGAGCGCTACAAAAGCGCCGGAGCGAGGTTCTCCGGCAGAGGCTATAATGGGAGCGTAACATGAAGTGGATAAAAAAAGTTTTGGACACTGGCGCAAAATTGTATTTCGAACACAACGAAAACGATGATTTAGTACTGGGTTGCGAGAAAGAAATAAAAGGCAAAAGATATGCTATTGGCGAAGTAATAGAATCTATGGATGACTTGTGCGGAAAAAGATGTGAAGCTATATGCCAAAACCTCTTATTTTCTATGATGAGAGCAGAAAAAAGGAACCGATGAATGAAGAAAAAAAGATAGCGGCCTATAAGGCCATTTTCCCGACCGAGCACGGCAAGGTTATTCTTGACGACCTCTCTTTCTTTTGTCTGGAAGACAGGGATATATTCGATACTAAATGTTCGAGAAAAACAGATTTTAATCTCGGTGCAAATTCGGTTATAAGACATATTCGTTATATGTTGAAACGTAAAACAGAACAGGAACAAAGAACAGTAATCAATTAGGAGAGTCTCATGGTAGAAGCGTCTGAAGCACAGGCAGCGGACTCCGGTTCGTCTGAAGCACAGGTAGCGCAAACTTTTATTGACGATGGCGGTAAGTTTTTGCCGGGCTGGAAAGAGCATTATGTCCCGGAAGCGCTTAGGTCCGACGAGGTATATGGTACCTTCGGCGATGTCGGTGGCGCCCTTACAATGCTCGGAAATCTTCAGGGTATGATAGGGAAAAAGGGCGTTATAAAGCCGGGCGAAGCGTCCCCGCCTTCCGAATGGGACAATTTCCACAGGGAAATGGGCAGGCCGGACACAAAAGACCTTTACAATATAAAGGCGCCGGATGATTTGGCCGAGGTGTATGACAAAAATGTAATGGCAAAAGCGCGGGACGTTTTCTTCGGCCTTGGCCTCGACCAGAAAAAGGTTGATGCCTTAATGGCGCTTGAGGAAGAGCGCACAAGGGCCGGATTAGCGGCGGTGGAAGCCCAAAAACTTGAAGCGGATAACACTTTTAAGGAATGGGGCGTAACCAACCCGGACAAAATGCACTGGGCCAATCGCATGATAGCCGAAAACTGCAATGACGATGACCACAAGACCGCATTACTTGAAGCGCTTGACAATAATACCGCCTTTGCGGAACTGTTGTTTAATGTGTCTGCGAAATTCAAGGAACATAAAGTTATCTCAGACACAGAGCAGCCAATCGGGATGTCCCCGGGTGATGCTTTGGCTGAAGCGAAAAAGGTTGAAAGTACGCCCGGATTTATACTGCCCGATGATAAGGGCCAGTTTATGAGGGACGTGAATCGGCCTGAATATGAAAGACTTGAAAAAGAGAGGACTAAATATTACCAGTTAGCAAATGTGAAACCTGGGTAGCGCGTAAGTGTCCAGAGGTCGTCGCACCTAAACGACCGCCCATCAGGCGCAAAATGAAGGCATGGTCGTCTCTGTTGACGGTAGCTTGGCCGAACAGCATGATAACTTGTTAAGGAGAATGTTATGGCTGTTACCATAGACCAGGTAACTTCCCAGAAGTTCGCTTCTGTGTTGTATCTACTCTCCCAGCAACAGGGTTCTAAAATGGCATCGAGGGTACGGAACGAATCTGTTCAAAGTGCCGAACTTGCGTATTTTGACACCCTTGCGGAAGACGACGATACTACACAGAAGACTGGCAGGCATCAGGGCACCTCTATTTCCGAGGCCGAGTTCGGCAGGAGAAGGGTAATACCTTATCCGTGGACGAACAAGAAGGCTTTGGATAAGGAAGACCTTGATAGAATGCTGCCAGACCCACGCAGTCCCGTAGCGATGAACCAGGTCAGGTCGCTCGGGCGCAAAAAGGATGACCTGTTAATTACAGCGGCTTTGGGCAGCGCTTCTATCGGTAAGGCCGGTGGGAGTTCTGTTGATTTTAAGGACGAGTCCGTGTCAATCAATGGCGACGGTACTGTAACTACTTTGGGCACACTTGCCGCGGTAGCGACTGTTGCCGATATATCTCTTGAGAAGATTCTGCTTATGATGAGGATATTCAATCAGGAAGATGTTGACCCTGACATTCCTAAACATTGGATGGTTACACCGAAGGCAATCGAAGACATGCTCAACATCACAGAATTGACCAGCTCGGATTATAACACTCTGAAGGCTTTGCAGAGAGGCAACTTTGAGGAAACTTTCGCCGGATTCAATTTCTTCTGGAGTAACAGGGTTACAAAAGACGCTGCTACTGAAACTGCTTATCGTTCAATCGCATGGGCGCAGGATGGATTAATCCTGGCCTCCATTGGCGACATTTCCACTCGAATAGAAGAGGCTGAAAGACTCGATTACGCATGGGTACTCTTCTCGAAGATGGATTTGGGCGCCGTCAGAATGGAAGGCGTAAAAGTCCATGAATGCCTCAATCAAGTGGCTTAAAGGAGACTCTTATGAGTACAGGATTTCAATTTAATAAAGGGCCTCTTTCTGATGGAGCTATGCCGAGGGACTGGGCACAATCTACCCATGAATTCGGCATCCATGCGAGCGAGACCACGCAGAGGTTTGTATACGGAACTCGTTACGTTACATGGGATGGTAAGGTATGGAGATATTCTTTATCTACTGGTGCTTGTTATACTGAAAGAGGGAATTACTTCGCTAATACAATTTCCAGTGACGCTAACGGTATCGACTATTCCGTGCTTACCAACAACCAGTCCATAGGCGACAGGGAAGTAACTCTCACTAATGGTTCTACGGCGGTGGCGGAAGATTACTTTGCTGGTGGTCTTGTCGTTATTATCCCGACGGAAACCGTTACTGATGGTCAAGTAATGCATCGGGGCATTATCGGCAATACTGCCGCTATTGCCACAACTGGCGAATGCACTTTGTACCTCGACTATCCAATAGATAGAGCGGTTACAACTTCCAACTATGCTTATGCGATGCCATCCGGTTTTTCCAATCTTCTCTATGGAAATACTGGCGGCACAAAGTCTATTGCTGGTTTGGCCGGAGCGTATGTTACTGCTTCTGGTTACAATTTCTGGTGCCAAACCCACGGCGCTTGCCAGATTACGAATGGTGGCTCAAGTGAGTGTGGCAAAACAACGTATTACAGAGGTTGTTGGTGGAGACATGATGGCACCATTGACATTTTTACCAACATAGGAACCTATGTTACAGACCAATTGGCCGGATTTGTTATTGACAATAACGCAGACGCTAATGGCGCAACTAACATCATGATGACCAACGGCTATTAAGAGGTTATGGGGCAGGGGTAACACCCTGCTCCTATTTTTAGAAATAAATCATAGCGAAAGAAAAAAATGATAGGCAAGATATTTAGTCCGAATCCTCAGTGCCCGAAATGTGCGTCTTATATGTTCATGCCGCGCAGGATTGGCGGACATAGATGTTATGTGTGCAGGAATTGTGGAAAGATAAAGTACGAAGAATCTTTTTTTAAGAGATTGAAATGCAGATTATCAACCGTGCGGAAACAGGCGGCGAATTAGTGCCTTTTAATGCGAATGAATCAGATATTAAGGCTGAAGTGGACCGCAGAACGGCCAAAGCAGGTTATACGACCGGGAATGGTGAATGTCCGTGCCGTACTAAGATTATGAATAACGGTTTTGGCGAATCGAAACTAAATGTATGGCCGAGAGACAAAGCCGGCAATTTGATTTAAGGGGTTGTCATGCCTGAAATAGAAGAGGAATGTGTTTTTTATACCCGCGCAGACCAGGTGCAGTTTAGGACATCGACTAATGGCGACCATCTGGTTATTAAAGGGTTTCGTTTGACTCAGGGACAGGCCGCTACGCTTGCATGGCTAATCAACGAGGACGACAGTGCCCAGTTGGAATTTCAGATTAAGGTAAAAGAATGAACAGTGTAACCTCAATATGCAATATGGCGCTTAGCGTAGTCGGCGCAAAGAGGATAAATGATTATAATACGGGTACTTCTTTGGGCGCAATACAGTGCAGACTCTTTTACGAACCGGCAAGAGACGCCCTGTTAAGGTCTTACTGGTGGGGCTTTGCTTCCGACCGCGCGACGCTGTCGCAGGACACAAACGACCCCGATTTTGAGTGGGACAATCAGTTTATTCTTCCGAGTGATTTTCTCAGGTTGAAATCTGTTTATGAGGAAGTCGGTTATAATTCACGAAGCAGCAGGCACGCTATTGAAGGGCAGAGGATTTTAACGAACGAATCAACACAAAACATCAGATATATCAAAAGAGTTACTGATGTTACAAAATTCGACCCGCTGTTCGTTAAGGTACTCGTTTTCCTGCTTGCGGATGATTTCGTCGGGCCGCTTGCGGGTGGTGATAAAAGGATACAGGAAAAGATAGACAGGAAGCTCGCGAAGTTAATGCTGAAGGTTAGTGCGGTTAATGATAATGAAACCGATACCGGTGGTAGAAGCGATTGGAATCTCGCGCGCCACGGCGGGCTTGGAGTGGCGGGCGAAGACGAAAGATACTGGTAATGGCGCATGAAATAAGATTTGGCTATGCCCTTGATAAGACTCTCTGGGCCGCGGTTTTTAAGAACGACGGCGGTACGTTCAAGGTAAATATAACCGGAGGCGATACATGGGAGGCATGGGCCGACGCCAATATTGCAACTTACGACATATCTTTATCGGAAGGCGCGGGCGGCGGGACATATACAGCGACATTCCCGGTCATTGCGGCTGGTATTTATCATGTAACCGTCTATGAAGGTTCGGTTGCGGCAACTGACCCGCCGGTTGGTCATGGCGAGATGGATTGGGACGGCACCGCCGAAGTGAATAATACCGCCATTAAAACTTATATACTTTCAGATGTTATAGGTGATGACGGTGATACACTTGAGGTCCTGTCCGACCAGATGGACGCCCTGTCCGCCTCAAGTACGGCAACGCTTAACGTGTACGGAGAGGGAGAATGAACTATCCTATAATATCGCTTAACGCGGGCAAGTTGACGCCGTTAATAGATGCGCGGACCGATACGGAGAAGTATTCTTCCGGCTGTAGAATCCTCCAGAACATGATACCGCGTATTTACGGGCCGGTAGAAAGACGACCGGGCACTCTCTACAGGGCGGGGTGTAGTGATAATGATGTAAAATCAAGAGTTGTTTCATTTATCTATTCAGCAACAATCGCTTATGTCCTTGAATTTTCAGACCAGATTATCAACGTTTATTATAACGGCTCTATCGTAGATGCCGATATAGTTTCCCCGTATCTTGAGGCGGACCTTTTTCAGTTACAGTTTAAGCAGTCCGCGGACGTGATGTGGATTACACATCCTTCTTATAATCCGAGAAAACTTTCAAGGGTGTCTGCATCTGAGTTTTCGCTTGATAAGATTGTATTCGAGACCGGCCCTTTTATAGAACGGAACGATATAGCCAACGACGACGACGTTACTATCGCCGTTACCGGATATACTGTAGCAACCGCCACGGCTGGCGCGGCGGGTGTTGGTAACTTTACAATGACAAGCGCGACAGATATATCAAGCCTGTTTCCCGCGAATAAAAGATTTTATATTACAAATTCAACCGGGAACGACGGCGCTTATACGGTTCACGCGGATACCGCCACTGATTATACCGGTACGACTTTAACGATATATGCAAACGAGGCGATAGCCGACGGCACCAACGACGGCCAAATAATGGTAAGCGGCGGGGTCGTAACGCTTACCGCATCTTCTGCAACGTTTACTACAGGAACGTCCGGGCATACAGATTCGTTATTTAAACTTACTCATAAAAGGGAGCAGACGGTTACAAAAGGTTCTGCTGTGGCCACTGGGGTTATAGGTGAGGCGATAGATGTTAAGGGCAGCTGGTCATTCACTACTCACGGCAACTGGGAGGCGACCGTTGAAATACAGCGGATGGAAGATGGGACCAATTGGGAGACGTTCAGGACATATACTTCGGTAATAACCGGAGGGGTAAGTTCGAGGAATATACAAAAATCCGATACGGAAGAGGCTGATGGCGTTCAATACAGAATAAACTGTACCTCATATACAAGTGATAGAGTTCACGCGGATTTTGTAGTAGATGAGAGTACTCAGGATAGTGTTTTCAAGATAACCGCGGTAGCGTCAACTACGTCCGCCACAGCAACCGCAATAATCCCGGCAAATGAACATGACGCCACAAAGCGGTGGGCCGAAGGCGCATGGTCTAATGTAAGGGGTTGGCCGTCTTCTATTACGTTTTTTGAAGAAAGGGCGGTTTACGGGTTCACTAACTCTGACCCGCAGGATATTTATCTTAGTAGGTCAGGTGATTTTGAAAACTTCTCCGCGGGCATTCTCGATGATTCGGCGTTTACACTAACCCTGCCTACCGCAAACAGGGGTAGATGGCTCGGCTCGCTTGAAGTGCTGGCGGCTGGTACTACGGGCGGAGAATGGCGGATACGGTCGTCGGCACTCGATGAGCCGCTCACTCCGACTAATTGGAGCATGAAAGAACAGACAACATCCGGCAGCGCGGATATTCAGGCGATGGAAGTTAATGAGGCGATTATATTTGTAGATTACGTTGCTCGAAAGGTAAGAGAATTTACATGGTCAGACCAGAAACAGAAATACGTTTCACCGGACCTTACCGCTCTTGCGGAAAGCATAACATCCGGTGGTATAACAAGTATGGCCTTTCAGAAGAATCCCGATTCTATTCTGTGGTTTACAATATCTGACAGCCCGTATTTAATATCAATGACGTATGAGCGCGAACAGAATGTAGTTGCGTTTGCAGACCATCCGCTTGGCGGGAATGGTATTGCGGAGTCGGTATGTGTAACTCCAAGCACTGACGAGGATGTAATTACCCTGACCGACCAAAGAACAATAGACGGCTCTACTGTAAGATATATCGAAGAGATGCAGCCGAGAGATTTTGGTTCTACAACAGACGCTACTGACGCTTTTTTTGTTGACTGCGGAATAATAGACGAGGGCGGAGACGTTACCGTAGAAGTGGCGCATCTTGAAGGGGAGACTGTGTTAGTTCTCGGCGACGGCGCGGTGCAAACATCGAAGACTGTATCTAACGGTGTGATAACAATTGATAAGGCGGTTGACAAGGCGATAGTTGGGCTGTCGAGTACATACCAGGTGTCTCCAATGAGGATGGACTTTAACACGCCCGCAGGGACTACTCAGGGAAGTATCAAAAAAACTTCAGAAATGGTGATAAGTTTCCATGCAACAGGCGGCGCGCAATATGGAGACGATACTGATACTTACGATATAGACTGGCGAACTACCGAAGATTACGACTCTCCATACGAATTGTTTACAGGAGACAAAACCGTTGTATTTGACGGCGGGTTCAGTACAGAAGACAATATAATAATTTCCGGTTCCGGCCCGTTGCCGTGTACGGTTCGGGCAATAATCCCAAGAATAGAAAAGACAGGAAGATAAAATGGCGGTTTCAAATCAAACAAATAGAATATCGGCCACAGGAAGTGGTTCGGCTGGACAGGAAGTGGATTTTGTATTTCCAGTAACCGCGTCAAGTGATTTGCTGGTAATTATGCGAGTTACGGCCACCGGAGTTGAAACAGAGTTTACCGAGAATTCTGATTATACAGTAGCGGACCCGGACGGCGGCGTTGACCCGACTGCCGACTGGTCTTCTGGCGGAACGGTTACCACTGTTACTGCGGTTACTGCTGCGCAGCAAATCCACATTATACGAGATACTCCAATGACCCAAACGCTCGACCTTGAATCCGGTGATGATTTCAGTTCTACAGACATAGAGGCCGCTATTGACCGAAATACAAGATTGATTCAGGAAAACTCCGACACTAACAGCAGGATATTGAGATTTCCAAACACTGACCCAACGACTGCTTTTGGGGAATTAGACAATTCAGTGGACAGGGCGGGTAAGTATTTGTATTTCGATTCCTCTACCGGCGCGCCTACAGTGGCCTCGGAAACAGATTCTCTTACCACGACCGTTAGTTCTTTTATGGAAACAGTTTTAGATGATACAAGTGCCGCCGCCGTCAGGGCGACACTGGGTGTATCTGCGGTGTTTAATGTTAAAACTTACGGCGCAGTCGGGGATGGCGCGACCGACGACACTGCCGCCATCAAATTAGCCATAGCCGCCGCCGCCGCCAATCAGGGTTCGGGTTCGCTTGGCAGCGGGAATTTCCCAACAAGTGAAATTGGCGGAATAGTTTATTTCCCGCCCGGCAGGTATCTTATTACTGATACTTTGGATATTACAGAAGGTATTTATCTTGTTGGTAACGGCAAGTACGCATCTACTATCTATAATACCGGCTCAGGCGTGCCTGCTATTAAGTTTGCTAACTCAGGCCGGTCATCTTCAGAGTCTTTCGGCGGTGCAAGAAATCTTAAAATACTTGGTGGCAGTAGTGCCGATGCCGGGGCCTACGGCATAGAAGTTAATGTAGTTCATTATCTTGATTTCGAGAACCTGCTTATAATGGACCACGGTGACAGTGGTATATATGTCCATGCACTTACCGTTGGCGGAAATTATAGAAACGTTTATTCATATACCAACCGCGGGGATGGTATTGAGTTCGAGAACCTTACTACTTCGACTGCGCATAATTTCTATAGCTGTCAGTTCAGGGTAAATGATGGTATAGGTATAAATCTCGCTGGCACAAAACATACTTTCCATGGTACTGTATCAGAGTCTAACGGCGGGATAGGTGTAGTTGCTCAATCTTCTACAAGAAATTGTACATTCTATGATTTGTATCTTGAGAACAATGAAATAACCGCCACTACAACCTCTGTCCAGATGGAGATAAATGGCCATAATAGTCGATTCTATAATACGTTTGTAAACGCCGCCGATGGTATAATTAAAATAGTTTCAGGGGGAGTTTACAGCCACTTCTACAGTACTGCCGTCGCTGATAACAGTGGTGCGGCGAATTTTCAGATAGATAGTGGCGCCACGCACAATCTTTTGATAATGACCGCATCTTCCACGGCCTTGGTTTTAACTAATAACGGCGGCGAAAGTAACCGAAGAATTGACAACAGTTATATGGCAATCATAGAAGATTTTACTCTCGGCGGCAATATTATAGCTACCGGCAGCGATGAATTAGAAATAGACCATACTTCCACCGACCAGTATATCAGGGTTTCGGGCGGCGATGTCGGTGCCGGTGGCCAGATTATCCTTTACGGCGATGCCCACGCAAATGCCAGCCAGGTTGCGGTAACCGCCGCTGGTGGCGCGACTATAACTGCTGATGGCGGCACTACAATAGACCAGTCTTCCGCTTCCGGGGCCGTTCCCGTTCTCAAACTTGACCAGGCCGATATAGATGATTCTTTCGTGGATATTGTCGGCACTTCCGCCGCCGATGGTACAAGGAGTATATCTTCTGACACAACCGAAGAAGGCGCTAAATTCGGCGCATTCAGGGTCGAGATAAATGGTGTAACAAAATGGATAAGGGTCTATGACGACCATTCATAAATGAAGCTCAGGGAATCGACAATAGAAGACATAGAATATGTGGCGGAGCGTACCGCAAGTCGTGGTATACACAAAGATATGCCCGGACAAATAGATTATTTTTATACTCTTGAGCATGAAGGAAGGCCGTTGGGTATAGGCGCGTTTAAGTTAATAAATCTTTTTACCGCATGGTGCTGGCTTGATACGACTAAGGAATCACGAAAACATACCCCCGCTGTCTATAGGATAATGAGTGAATGGATGGGCATATTTACTGAAGAACATGGAATCAAAAGGTTGCAGGCTTATGTCGAATGTGATTTTCCGGAAGCTATTCGACTGGTTGAGCATTTAGGTTTCAAGAAAGAAAGTACAATGAAAAAATTTATGGGCGATAAGGATGCGTTTATGTTTGCGAGGACGATATAATGGCACAAATTGCACAAGTCGTATTGCTTGCGGCGTCAACTACTGCATCTGCCGCCGCCTCCTATAAGCAATCTCAGCAGGCTCGCGCACAGGCCCGGACACAACAGCGAATGATGAACTATCAGGCCAAGGTTGAAGAGCGTGAGGCCGAGATGGCGAAGGCAAAGGCCCAATTTGAACAAAAAAGACAGTCTCAGGCCGCGGCGCGAGAGAAAGGTGCCTTAATTGCAAGTCTGGCTAAAGAGGGCGGGTTAGGTTCTCCTGTGGCCGCGGATTTATCTGGTGAGCAGGCCTCGGAGCTTGAACTTGAAAATCTTCTTATAGGATATGAAGGCGAAGCGGCGGCAAAGAGAAGGATGTCTCAGGCCGCCCTTGATAGGATGCAGGGAAGAATTTATAAGCAGCGTGGCAGGGACGTAAGTTCCGCGAGGCAATGGCAGGCTGGGGCGTCCTTGCTTCAGGGCTTTGGCACTGCTTCTATGGCTGCCGGGGGTGGATATGGCTAAATTTCCGATTAGACGCACAGAAAGAACTATATCAGGCAGGGGTGCGGCTGTTCGCGCCAATATAGATGTTGATACCGGCCATGCCGCTCTCGGCGAGGCGCTGAAAGATGTTGGCTCTGCTATCACTGGCGTTGCCACTCAATTTGCACAGAAATCCAAAAGACAAAGAGAGATGGAGGAAAGGCTTGCCGCCGAACGCCAGCAGAGGCTTGATACGAGGTCGAAAATAGCCGCCGAGGCTGTTATTAAAAGGGCGGAGATAGAACATGACGGTTTTAAGAAAGAAAACGCCGACACGTCTCTGTGGGAGAAAGATTTTCAGGACAGAATGGCGATTGCAAGGCAAGAGATAGATGGTCTTGATATGTCGGACGATGCCCGTCTTTTAGTGGGGGCGAAGTTCGAGAGCCGCCTAATGACAGGAGAATCGACAACTTTAGTCGATACGACTTTGAGGGAAAGCGAAGATACAAAAGAGGCGGCTGACGGCGCCCTTGTAAATGCCATCGTTGGCGGCGACCCGGATGCGATAAAGGAGGCCACTGGTTTATGGCAGGATGCTTACGCAGGAACAATGGATAAGGCCGAACAAAAGGCTTTGTTCGAAGAGTTGTCAAGGAAGGCACTGAATATGAGGGGTGATGCGGCGGTTGAGGCGGTACACGCAGCGGTTAAGGCTAATAATTTTGGGGCGGCAAGGGTTTTGGTTGACAATCCCGATATACCAGAATCAAAACAAACTACGCTTAGGGGCACGATAGACTCCAAGGAGTTGCTGGCATTTGAAAACAACTTAAATGACAGTCTTATTGGAATAGACAATGCGCCAGATATGTCTCAGTCAGATTTTGATATGCAGGCAATAAAGTTAAAGGACTCGATTACTGCCTCTAATGTGCCGGGCGCTAACAAGAAAAAACTGCTTGCAGATTTAGAGAGATGGAGAAGGGGTACTGGGGAAGTTGATTATGCCAAGGTGCTTTCCTTGAATCAGGAAATGGACGCTGCGCAGAGGTCGGGAATAGTTGACCCGACAATAGAAACAAGAATTATGCGGGCCAACCTGGAGGGTGCGTTTGGCGGCAGGAATAAGGGCGGGCAAAAAACTTATGCAGATATGATAAGGCGGTTCAAGAAACTTGAATTTGACGAGAGGTTGCAGGCAATCGCTCCAATTGTGAGTGCGTTTGCAAGAGAAAATTCATACGACCCCGAACTTGTGTTCCTGTTTAATCAAGCCAAGAATAAGGTTGTTGCCGAGAATCCAGATGCTGACACTAAAGATTTATTTATCAAGGTAAGCGCTCTTGCCGAATCGTATGGTATACTTCCGCCCGATGTGGTATCGGCTCGTCTTAGACAGAAGCCAAAGACTGTACTAATGAAATCGCCGGAAGGAATATCGTATCATGTTCCCATAGATAAGAAACAAAAATTCCTCGACAATGGGTACACTGAATGATATTTGACCCAGAAAAGGAAGGTGCGGCTAAAACTTTCGACCCGCTTAACGAAGGCGCCATAGCGGTAGAGGACAGGCCGCTAACTCCCCTCGCCCCTGACGAGGCCACCAAGAAGGCCGAGAATATTTGGGATATATCTGGTGATATTGGCGTATCAACAGACGTAATACGCCAGCACTACAATACCATAATGGAAATCCCTGACCCAGACGACGTTCCTGTTGGTATCAATGCTCCTGCCCCAAAGGTTCCAGACGAAAAACCTTACGAAGAGATGCAGTTTGCAAGGGCCCCCAAGGATGTATGGCAAATCACCGCTTGGGGAATTCGTGTACCTGGATTAAAAAAGTTCTTTAGGTCTGACCGACAACCGTTGCCTCCAGATGCAGGCAGGATGGAGAAGATTGACAGGGGTTTTGATATTGCCACCAGAACACCGCTTCGGACTTTCCTTAAATTTGCGAATGGCCGACTTTTTGGCTTGGGCGATTTAATGTGGGCTGGAATAAAAAGAATAACCCCGCAGGATATGTGGGATGATGAAGTAAGGAAGATGACGCTCACCGAGGCTATGGACTGGTCTGCTGGCTATAATCCATCCGGTTTTTCTAAAACAGTGGGGGAGATGGCTGAATTTATTGGAAGGATACAAACAGCAAAAAGTATCGGGGTTAAAACAGGATTCTTGGAGAAGTTGCCAAAAGGCACTTTGATAAAAGCATGGGAGACCGCAAAGTTATTTGGGGCTGCTGCAACCGCCGAGCAAATATCCAAAGCCGCGTCCGAGAAGATTGACCCGACCGAAACAGAATACGGCTATGAAGGCCCGAAGGCCGTTCTAAGGGATATGGCAATCGGGGCCGCATTGAGCATGGCTACGTCCGGCGTTAAGGCGGCGTGGGCGAAACTTGCCCCGAACGAACAGACGCGCGCCTTAAAGGTTCTCGGTCTTAAAAAGGGTGCAACTAACGCAGAGATAAAAAGTGCGGCAGTAAAACTTGCCAAGCAGTACCATCCCGACAAAGCCAAGGGTTTCGTGTCTGAGTTCAAAGAAGTGATGAAGGCCCGCGACACGCTCATTCCCGGCAAGGATGTTGTCTTTCGCGGCCAGCCGATAAAGATTACTCCGAAACTTATTACTGGCGAGGTTTTAGGAAAGCCAATAAAGCCGAAAGCGCCGAGCATCAAAACTCTTACCAAGAAAGCCCTTACTGAACTCGGCAAAGCAGAGCGGCCAAGAGAGATAATTGAGGCAGCTAAGACGTTAGAACTTGGCAAACGTGCCGCCCGTAGTGCCGCCGCCGCTGAACGGGCCGCGGGCGCGGAAAGGCTTACGTCCGCACTTGGCCAACTGAAGGGCGAGTTGACAGAATACAAGAACCCGGATTTCACCCCGCTAAAAGAAACTATGGCGAATAAAGATATAGATGCACTCCATGACGACATCTGGGCTCGGCCACATACTGAAGACCACTTTTCTAAAATCAACACTGCAAAGGCTTGGTCCAAGGTGGTTGAGGGTTTTGTTCCTACAAGGGGCGAAATAATTCTATTAGAAAAACAGTGGGGTAAAGAGTTTGCCAAGGGTCTTTTGCGAAGGCTTCCTTTGGGCGATAAGGCGTGGGACACCGCCGCAGATATAAGTAACTTTATGAGGACAATGTTGGCAGGTGGTGATGTGAGTGTTGCGGGAAGACAGCTTCGTGTGCTTGGTCAACTATATCCAAAAGAGTACGGCGTGGCAATCAAAAAAGGTCTTGGTGCCTACAAAAGCGAAGGCCTTGCTAAAACTGTTCGCGCAGAGTATGAATCATCTTTTTATCACAAAGAAGCCAAAAAATACGTCCAGTTCTTTGAGCCAGCTGGAACCGAGG